GGCGAATGGCGCGGGGAACCATCTTCTGTAACTTACACAGATGGTGAAGAAGCAGTTACTGCTGACGATCTTGCTATCCACGGAATTGACTTCACCAACAGCCCTGGTGTTGATGGTGCAGAAATTCAATACGCAGCACTTTCTGAGTCTTTTACAGGCACTAACCGCCTTGCGGTTTTTGAATCTGTAGAGACAGTTGAAATTGTTTCTCGCGATGAAGAATTGGTTGCTACTGAAGCAGCTGATGTAATTCGTGATGCTGTTGAAACAGCAGTTGAAGATGCCGTAAGCAAAATTTTTGAAAAAGATGCATCTAAGCCTTATGGCGATGTAACTTACGCTGATCCTGGTTATCAAAAGGACAAACAAAAGCGTTATCCAATTGAAACTGCCGCACACGTTCGCGCTGCTTGGTCATACATTAACCAAGAAAAGAACGGCAACCTTTACACCTCTGCTCAACTTGCTCGAATTAAATCTCGTATTAAGTCAGCAGCAAAAAAGTTCGGTATTAACATTGTTGGCGAACACGCAACAATGGTTGCTGACCTTCAGGAAATTCTTGAGGCTTATGCTTCAATTGCTCTTGTCAATGACGACGACAGCATCAGTATTACCGGTTACACAAATGACCCTCATCACTTGAAGGTTGTTGCTAACCGTATTGCATTTGGTGCAATTGCTGCTATGCACGCAATTGATCCAGATGACGATGGAGATATCTATTTATCCAAACCAGATTGGTCCGCTGTTGACGCTACCGGAGACGCAGGCGGCATGGGACCAGAGGAAGAAATTATGACAAACGACAACAACATGGAATGCCATGAATGCGGTACTGCCGCCATGGAAAATGCAATCCACTGTCACATGTGTGGAGCGCCTTTGCCAACTTCAATGACGGCAAACGCACTCGGCTGTAGCAATTGCGGAGAATCAACTCCTCAAAACGCTATGTATTGCCCCAATTGTGGGGACCCCGTACCACAGGCAGAGTCAAGCGACAATGCCCCAACTCAAGAACAGGAGACAGAAGTGTCCGACGAAAACACAACTGAAGAAACTCCAGCTGAAGAGGCAACGCTTGAAACCGCTGCTGCCCGCACGCTGAGTGACGCAGACCTAAGCGCTTTGGCCGCAATGATCATTGCTGGAACAAAGGCTAACGAATCAACACCTGAAGCACCTGCTGCTGAAGTTGTAGCTGAAGAAGAAGAGGTAGTTGCTGATGAAGCACCTGCTGCTGAAGAAGAAGCTGCTGCTGAAGAAGTGACTGCTGAGGAATCAACTACATCACAGGAGACAATTGTGACTGAAAATAAGATGTTCAGCGCTGAAGAAGTTGCTGCAATGGTTGCCGAGGCTGCTCAAGCAGCTGCAAAGCAAGCCGTTGAAGCTGCCCAAAGCAACGCTATCGAGTCTTACCGTACTGGCAAGGTGTTCCGCAAGGGACTCGTTGGCTCATCGGTAGGCAACGACGCTTCTGACTTGTCAGAGGCTGAACTAACCCCTGAGGCACTGGCCGAGATGAACTCGACTTCGTTCCGTAAGGTACAAAATGAAGTTTGGGGATCTACTCCATTCTTCGCAAACAAGTTCGCTCAGGCCGAGCGCGGCTTCTAACCAACTACAATCTTTAAGGAGATAAGCAAATGTCAAACGACTTGCAAGAAGCCCTCACTGCTGCTGGTGCTGCCGCACTAGTACAAAAGCAGATTGACCCAGTATTGCTCGAATACCAGCGCCGCTACGCGCCGCTAGTTCGTGCACTACCGTCAACCAAGTGGGGCTCAACAGTTTACTACTTCAACAAGCGTACAACCCTACCTTCGGGTGGATTCGTAACCGACGGTGGCGCACGCCCTGTCAGCACATCAAACTACGCACAAGAGAACTTCCAAATTCGCTTGCTGCAAAGTGTCGGTGCTGTAACTGGTTACTCACAGGCTGTAACAGCTGACCTCATTGGCGACCTTCGTGCCCGTGAAATCGAGGGCGCAGCCCGCGGTCTTTACTGGGACATTGAAAACGCTCTAGTCTGGGGTGCCGGTGCACCTACAGTCAACGGTCCATACCCACAATTCGATGGACTTGACGTTATTGTTTCGTCATTCACATCAGCATCAACCGGTGGCCCTTCACAGGGTATCGGCGGAGGAGACATTGACAACTACGGTGGAGCTCAAACATGGGCTGGCCTATCATTCAACCCATGGGTTGATGGTGTAGACCAGAACGCAATTGACTTCGCAGGAAACTCACTTTCACTTGGTGGACTTGACCTTCTCATTGACCTCGTTGAGAGCAATGTTGCAGAGCCAATCGAAAACGCTGAGTGGATGTTCCTCATGTCACCTAACGCAAACAGCCGTCTTTCACAACTTCTTGTCAACCAACAACGTTTTGTTGACCAAGTTGAGATCGCTGCTGGATTGATCGTACCTACATACCGTGGTGTACCAATCGTTAAGTCATCATTCCTTTCACCTCGTACAAACAAGATGGGAACAGTAGTTGCTACTAAGGGTTCCAGCGGAAGCCTTCCAGCAGTTGCACTCAACTACCAAGTTGCTCCTGTTATTGCTCGTTTTGGTGAAATCCAAGCTTCAACCATTGCTACAGTAACACCTGACGCTAGTGGAATCGTTACTTTGACTTTCTCAACCCCAACGGGTCCAGAAGGCTCACAGCCAACTCACTACAAGGTTTACCGTAACTACACAGTTTCAGGAACTAACGCTACAGTTACTCTTCTTGGAATTGTTGACGCAAACTTCCTTGACAGCACAGGAAACATCTGGGCTACAACGAAGATTGTTGACAACGGTTCAACATTTATTTGCATGAACGGAAGCAACGCACAGGCTCAGCCTACCGCTGCTTACGCTTACTTCAATAATGGACTTAAGCCGCTTACCTCGAATGGTGAGCAGAGCATCTACCTCATGTCACGCGACTCTAACTACATCACACGTCCTTACGTACGTGAAATGCAGCCAGTAAACGTGTACCCAACAACTGCATCGCCTGACAGCCTGCCGTTTGCATTCGTTGCAGACACCACGCTTGCTGTTCGCGCACCTAAGTACTTAGGTCGCCTTGCAAACGTTGCGAGTGCTTTGGACTCTAAGGCTGGAAACGGTGTAACACCGACCAACAGCTCTTACACTCCTAACTTCATCGTTGACTAATTAGGTAGTCAGATTTCAGTGTGGTGGGTAGGTTCCCTCGTTCCTCCCCTACCCACCTCACTGGATTTATCTTATAGAAAGGTTTTACCATGGCATTACTAGCAAAGAAAGAACCAGGCGGCGCTGCCGGATTGGTTTGGGAAAAGGCCGGAGACGAAGGCGCAATTGATGTAAGCCCTCGTTTGGCTTATGAGTTGCTCAACATTCCCGGTGAACTTTTCTATGTTGTTGAAAAAGCAGTAAAGAAAATCGAAAAAATTGTCGAAGAAGTTGTAGAAGAAATTGTAGAAAAAGTAGCTCCAAAAGAAGCTCCTAAGTCTGCTGAAGAAGATCCAACATCACCCGACATTACGTCTGCACTAGATGCAGCGTCAACTACTAAGCGTCGCGCAAAGAAAGAGTAATCATGGCAAATAACGGGTCACAATATAACGATCCCGTTTCACTTGCCAGTGTTGCTGACTTTCAACGTCGCTATCCCGAGTTAGTTGTTGACCTCGAACCTACGCTTATTGCGGATATTTTGGTCGAGGCAACAACTCACTTAGAGGACTTGACGGGTCGCCGTTTGGCACCTTTTAAGGGTCACATTTTTCAAGAGCGCCTATTCGGCATTGACCCAATGGAATACGGTAATAACGCCGATATGCCACTGGACATCTATGGATCTCTGGGTCTTTCTCAAGCTATTGCTCTTGGTGCGTCAACACTTGTACGTCACTTCTGGCTTGATCAATTCGCTCCGGTATATCCGGAACTATGGACATACGACATTAAGTCTATGACCATTTATCGTACTTACGGTGACTATCAACCCATCAACTTTAAGAATGGTGGAATTCGTGGACCAGATGTGACCGACGGTCACGTATGGCTTCGCCTTGGTACATTCGCACCTGAAGGAACCCGTGTATCCGTTGTTTACGACGGTGGTTACACAAAGGGTATTCCTGCTTCACTTCGTCGTGCCTGCTTGTTTCAAGCGGCCAAGTTTGTCATTCTAGAATTTGAACCACAAATTCGTCGTGAAATGAATCTTGACGAGATGGAGAACACGGTCAATAAACTGATCGGTCCTTGGGTAAGGGGCTAGCATGGGCCAGATTAATTTGCGCGGTGGCGCAAACAGTGGCTTTTACGCTAAAAATCTACAAAACGTAGCGGTAAAGCTTCAGATGTACTCTGCTGCTTTAAAGAATCCAGCGCCTGCTCTCATGCAAATTGAAGAGTTATTTATAGCAATGGAAGAAGAACGTTTCCGTAACTATGGTGCTGCGCCTGAATTTGGTATTTCGGAACAATGGCAATCCATTTCCGATAAAACCGTTCAATCAAGAAAAGGCAGTGGTGACGATCACCCACTTGTTAATTTTGGTTATCTTCGTGACGCAGCTGTTTCTCCAATAATTATTAACACTCCAAAAAGTGCTTCAATTAGTATTGACCCAAGAAAAAAGGATGCACCAGAAGATTATTCTCACAAGCAAGACTATGGTTATTTCCATCAAACTGGAGATACTAGAGACGGTGTTGTAAGAGAAATTATTACCATTACTATTGTTTTCAGAGAAGAAGCAATGCGAATAATGCAAAGCTACATTGGTATTGGAAAAGAAAAAGTTGCTAAAGTTGCTCAAGCAAATTCTTCAAGAATTGAAGGCATGAGAACTTCAGCAGCTGAACAGGCTGCTAGACAAAGAACAAATCAAGCTTTTCGCCATCAACGCAGTGCATCTAGACAAATGGCTAATAGCCAAGATAGAAGCATGGCTGAACTAGCCAAAATGAAAGATCCAAAACTTTCAACATATTCTCACTACAAAAATATACAACGTTCTTACCATGTAAGCGCTGAACTTAAAAAAGCACCTGAAATCAAGAATGAAGTTCAACAAAGTTTTGCTATAAATAAAGCATCTCAAGGCAAATTAACTCAAGAACAATATAGGTTTTACGGTAATATTGCAAGAGAGCATAAAGCAACTGGTGCACAAAAAGCTGCGGACGGATTTAACAGACCATGATGGCAAAACGAGACTGGTGGATTGATTGGAATCTTTCATACACCGATAACATATTTGGCCCCCTTGTTGGCGGCAACTCTGTCCAAGAAGCTTTTTATAGAACGCTTCAAGAATGGCTTCCTACTTACATTGCGGAAATTAATCGCAAGCTAGGTAGTCAGGTCCTTCTTGAGCCATTTGAATATCGCCACCGTCCTGAATTCAGGAATCTTCCAAGAAATGCATCGGCCGCAATTCTTATTGAAGTTCCTAATACAATCGGTGTTCCGAGAATTTATCAAAACGCCATTCGAGTGAACTGGCGCGTAGAAGTTTTAGTCTACGTGTACGGTACAAAAGATTGGCAAGAAACACAAGCACTGACCTCTGCCTATGCGGCAGCGGTTCGTGCTGCAATAATTCAACATCGCGGTCTAGGTGGGTTTGCTCAAACAACCATCTGGGAGGGCGAGGAATACGCTGAAGGCGAACACTCAGGTGGGCGTACGACAGGTATTGCTCACCTTCGTTTTGCCGTCACCGTTGGAAATGCAATGAATATGTTTGGGGGTCCCCCATCAGAACAATATGCTCCAACAGGTGCAAGTACCGGACCATCAACAGCACCACCAGAACCTGCATATCAGGTTGAAGATGTCAATGTTGAGGTTATAAAGGAAGATATATGAGCAAAAAGAAAGTAATCGTTCAATCACGACACGTTATTTTTGACGATAAGGGTCACTCTCTTATCCCAGCTCGCCAACACACCGTTGAAGACGGTCCATTGGTTGAGTCACACATTTTAAATGGTCTTTTGACGGTTGTTGCAGAAACTAAACCTGAGGTAACAAAGGTAGAAGTTATGGAAGAACCGAAGAAGATCGCCCAAAACAAAAACCCACGTTCTCAGGAAACTGAGACACCTATCCCACAGGAGAACGCAAATGGCTAATTCAGCTCCCGGCGTATACGTTAACGTAACCGCTAGCGCTTCAAATTCCCAAGGTGTAAACCCAACCGGTCAATGGTTCGTAGTCGGCAATGCCGCAGGACCAACTGGCGTGGCTATCACAGTAAGCTCAATGTCAGACTTCGCGACCTACTTTGGTCAATTTGTCGGCGGTAAGCTAACTGGTCGCTACAGTGTTACACCAGATTCAGTTAACCTCGACAGCACATTGCTTTACGATGCTCTCGATGTTTATTTCAAAGAAGGCGGAATCATTGCTAATGTTTCTGTCCTTGGTGCCGCAACCGGCACAACACAAGCAGAGGCAACACTAGGAACAAACGTATTCACCGCTGTTAGTGGTGGAACATGGGCCAACAGTGCTGACACCTCTGCTGCAGGTCTTATCATTAACTTCACAAACACAACTGTAAACAGCGTTGCAACATACGCTGCAAGCATCGTTCTAAATGGCGTTCTACTTGCTTCTTCTCCAAAGTTTGAAGCAACAGGCGCAGAACTTGCACTTAACAACTGGATTAACTCACTTCCAATCGTTAAGTCTCTTTGCACCGTTGCAACAGTTGCAGGCTCAGCTGCACTACCAACAGCAAACAGCACAACCTCAATTTACTTTGACGGTGGAGCTGACGCAGCAACCGCTAACACAGATGTAACAAACGCTCTTGCAGCATTTGGAACATCTTTTGGTCCTGGTCAAGTTTCTTACCCAGGTTCTTCTTCGGAAGTTGTCTACGCGGCCCTTACCGACCACGCAGCAGCAAACAACCGTGTTGCTCTCTTGGACGTAAATCCATCACACAGTGTTTCAGCACTTATTTCTGATGTTCACACACTTCAATCAAGTGGATCAGACACATCACACGCTGCAATCTTTGGTCCTTGGCTAGTCGTTCCTGGCGCTACTGCTGGCTTTGCTCGCACAGTTCCAGCTTCTGCACTTGCTGCAGCATTGATGGCAAAGGTTGACACAAAGTATGACGCAAACGTAGCAGCTGCTGGATCAGCAAACGGAACCTCGGTTTACTCAACTGGCGTTGTACGTTCATACTCTGCTGACGACCGCGGTCTTCTAAACGGTGCTGGCATCAACGTTGTTCGTCTTGTACCAACAACTGGAAGCATCTCAGTTTACGGATACCGCTCACTCGACACTACAGGTGACTGGACATTCCTAAACAACGTACGTTTCCGTATGCAACTTCAATACGAATTTGAAACTTCTGGTGAGGCATTCATGTTCAAGCAAATTGACGGACGAGGACAACTTATTTCTCAGTTCAACTCAGCCATTGCTGGAATTTGCCAAGCACACTGGATTAAGGGAAGTCTTTACGGCCCAACCCCAGATTCATCTTACATTGTTAACACTGGTACACAAGTAAACACACCTGCAACAATTGCGGGCGGTCAACTTAATGCTAATGTAAGCCTTAAGATGTCACCATTTGGTGAATTCATTACAATTAATGTAACTAAGTTCCTTGCTAACGCAACACTTCCACTATAAGCTTAATTAAAAAATCTAGGAGATATTAAAATGGCTGATGTAACACACAATTATGGCTCAGAGCAACAGTGGCTTGCCACTCTATCAATTGCTTCAATTCCACAAAATGCAGGTGTAACCCTTAAAGCAGGAGACACTATTGTATTTGACAAGTTTTCCGGTGGAGATGTTACTGCTGCCGTAAACAAGCACCGTCCTGGTGGAATGAAGAATGAAATTACTTACATGTCTCTTCCAACCTACTCAGACGTTATTCTGACCAAGGTTTACGAGACCCAGGTTGACCACGACAAGATCAAGGACCTCCACGCTTTGGCTGGAAAGGCAATGGTTAACGTTGCTATTCAGGCTCTTGACGACGAAGGAAACACCTACACAAGCGCTCCAGCACGTACCTACTCAGGTCGTCTAGTCTCTGTAAAGGACGGCGGTACCGACTCTATGTCAAATGCTGCTAGAATGTACGAGATTGACATTGCTGTCGAAAGCGTTGCAAACTAAGTTTTAAATAAATAACTACACCATTGGAGGAACACATGGTTGATTTTAAAGTCACAGATGAATTGGAAGATGGCGTCATGCAAGGCGGCGGGTTGGCTGAAGACAGTCCACTTGCCGCTTTGCGTGACCGTCGTGCACAGATTGTAAATGATCTGTACACAGATATTAAAGTCCCTCGTTGGGACGAACCAGAATTGTACGTTCGATTCAAGCCAGTATCAGCAGTAAAGCTGAACAAGGCAATTGAGCGTCGCCGCAAAATCGGCGGAGAAGACTGGTCGTTGCTTGCTAATGCAGACATGCTCATTGAGTCATGCATTGGAGTATACGCCGTTGTTGATGGAAACACCGACAACAAACTCTCTCTCAAGGTTGACGACTCTAAGGGAACATGGACAAGGTTTGACACAGACCTTTCTGATGCAATTGGGCTTGATGCTCAGCGTGCAACAGATGTTGTCCTTGGTATTTACCTTACAGAAGGCGATCTAATTGACACCGCAAACAGACTCTTTAAGTGGAGTGGTATTGCCGGTGACGACGCTGACGAAAGTTTTTAAAAGCCCTGGATGACGACCCATACATAGAGATGGGCGCATACGCAATAACACTGGGTATTGACCCGTACAAGGTCATCACTCAGGGCCACGAAGATTACTTGATATCAATTGCCTTGATGAAAAAGGCTATGAAATTAAGCAGTGAACAAAAATCAGAGGAAATAAAAGTTCTTGCGGAATTGACTGGTCTAGAAGTCGCAAAGGTTCTTGCGAAAATCTTCTAACAGCCTTCCGCTAATATAGAAAGCGGAAAACAACTAACCGCTATCCCTTCGGGGGTAGCGGTTTTTTTGTTGATACTACATGGTACACGAAGCAAATAGTTTAGAATTTTTTATGCGGAGCACCGGTGGCACGACTGTTGCTGCCGAGTTTGGTCGCGTCTCTAAGGCAATTGACTCAACAGCGCTTTCTTCCGATCGCACAGCGGTTGCTGTTGAGAACCTTGAAAGAATGCTCCTTAGTCTTACTGGCACAATGGACAGAGAAATTGCAGCGGCCAGTAAGACCACTACCTCCAACAAAGCACTAGGCGATTCGTTTAGGTTTGTTGCTGCATCTTCTGAACAATCAGTAGCTGGTGTCAATGCCGCTACAGCAGCACTTGAGCGCAACGCCATGGCCGCTACCGCAGCATCAGGAAAAATGCGAACTTTTGCCGGAAGCGCAACCGCAACTGGCCTTATTAAGGCTAGTAAGTGGATTGCCGGTGGCGCACTTGTAACTGGATACGAAAGTATCAAGAAGTACATGAGTTTTCAACGAATAGTTACTCAAAGTGTTACTGAAGCTGGCGTGCCGCTTAAAGATCAAAAAGCAGCAATGGCTGGATTGCTTGACATTAGTAAACAAACTGGTGCCAAAGCAGACGACATAGCTCACATTTACTACCGTGTTGCATCTTCTCTAGCAGGTACTCATACTCCGCTTAAAAGAATGCTTGATCTTTCAAAACAAATTGCTAATTTGAATCTTTTGGGTAATGTTCCATCCGGTCAACAAAGCGAAGAAACTGCCCGTGTTTTTATGTCGGTTTACAACGCAAATCTTAAAGACACGCGTCACAACACAAAAAAGATTATTGGAACAGCTTCAGCAATTGCTGGTTCTGCTGACGCATACATCAAAGATGTTTCTGTTGCATATGGTAATGGACTTTTGGCTGCAGCCCAACAACAAGGTCTTGGTATGAATGAAGCCGGTGCAATTTTTGCTGCGTACACCAAACTTGGTATGAAACCAGCGTCCGCTGGTGTTTATGCGACTCGTGCAATTACACAGTTGTTCAGCCCAACCGTTGCCGGTACAAAAGGATTTGCTGCTCTTGGCATTGATCCTTTCATGCTTAAGAAAAAGTTAGATACCAAAGGATTTGGTGGGGTTCTTAAATACATAAACGACGCCTTAGCAGGACCTTTAAATCCCCTTCCAACGTACGCAAAGTACAAAGGCAAAACTGGCTCCGCTGCAGCCTTTGCACAACTTGATACGTGGTTTAACGGTTCTCTTAATGCAACGTTTAAAAATGCTTTAGGACAAAACGTTACAGGTGCGGCGTTTAAAGCTCAACTTGCGGCAAACCTTAAATCAGGCAAGGGAATGACCGAACAAGATATGAGCGTTGTTCGCAACATGATGCTTACTCGTATGTTTGGTGGTCAACGCGGTTCGGTTCAAGTTGCTGCACTTTTAAATAATTTGCCAAGTTTTATGGCTGCTTTTGAAAATATTAACAAAAACACCAGCAATGCAAGAGTTAATAGACTTACAAAAATTGCTAGAGAAACCCCTGCTGCTCAACTAAAGATCGTTCAAGCAAAAATTAATGCAGACTTTATTAAAATTGGTGAAATTGTTACTCCAATGTTTCTTAAAGCGGCAAAAGCCTTTGCTGCATTCTTTGACGTTTTTGCAAAATTTAAAATTGTTATTTGGGAAGTTGTTGGCGTTCTTGGAGAAGTTCTTCTTTTAGGTATTGCTCTTAAAACATTAAGAGCTGGTTTAAGAATATTTGATTTCTTTAAAACACTTAAAACCAAAACGCTTAGAGATGCTGTAACAAACACAAAAGCAACAGAGCCAATGATGGCTGCGGGAACCGCAATGGAACGTGCTGCCGGTGTAGAAATGGAAGCGGCACGTTTGCAACTAAGGGCTGCTGAGGTTAATGCTTTTGGCAAAGGCAAGGGCGGCGTAATCCTTCCAGGATCAAGGGGTCCGGCAGGAAAAGGTTTGTATCTTCCAGTGGCCTCTTACCCGGGTCGCAAACCAGTTGGTATAACTTATGGTGCACAGACATCTAAGGTTCACGCTGGCGCACAAATGTATGCGTACACAAGTCAGGGCGGAAAACAAGTACCAATGATTCTTGGCAACATGGGACGTGCAGCACCAACACCAGTAGCGCCTATTGAGCGAGCAGGAATTGGAGCAACGTTAAAAGGCGGAGCAAGGGCTCTTGGTGGTTTTATGATGGGAGCACCAGGCATAATGGCAATGATGGCGCTTCCATTGATACTTCCAATGATTCCTTCAATTGTCAAGGGAATTGGTAGTATTTTTGGTAGTGGTCCTCAAGCACCATTAATTACGGCAGCAACGCAAGCAACCGTTAAAACAAAATCTAAAACCGAATTAACCGCCGCACAAAAAGCACTTGCTGCTGCATCCAAAGGAGATTCTAATTCAATTCTTCAATATGCCAAAAATGCTGTAAGAGGAAACAGAGATTTAGCAAGAGCATCATTTGATCCTAAAAATAAATGGATTGCTAACAATTTTGCTAATCTTTATCAAAACACTGAAAAAACAAAACAAAACGCTGCAAAATTAATGAGAATGTTCCCTGGAACAAAAACGTACAAAGACGCATTTGATCGTGCAAATGCTCAAGAGAAAAAACTTATGGGTCAAATTAGGAAAGATCCTAAATTCGCTGCATATATGCAAAAAGTACGTCCTCTTTTGATGGCACAAATGGGTTTTATTGACCCAGGCGGATTTTCCAAAAGTAGTGCCATCGCTCAAGAAACTGCAAAAATGTATGGCAAGCAGGCTACGGCTTTTCTTAAAACTTCTACACTTAAAAAAATTGGTGGTGGCGCTACCACTCGCGTAATTTCAGACCTTCAAGGAATAGCAACTCTTAGTGCAGCTCAAAAAAGAGAAGCTGCTCTTGCAAGGGATGCAAAACTTCCTCGTCAAGTGCGCGAATCCTATGCATTCCAAGCTGCAGAACTTGGCACTCAAATTGCTAAATTAAAAGCAAACTTAGCAAAAGATACTTCTGGCAAAACTGGACAAAAGCTTGATGCAAAAACTATTAATGACTGGGCAAAGGCTGCCGCTAAGGAACAAAAAGCAAACTTTGATGCAGCCGGTTTGACAGCAGACAAGATTGGTAAGGCCGTTGCTGACGCAGTTAATGGCCTTCCCGGCAAAGATCACTGGAAGAATTAATATATGGCTAATATAGATACACTTGTAACGTTGACACCAATAGTTGGACTAAACGGCGGAGACTACATGCCCGTTGTTGTGTCCTTGGTTGATAACTCAGAGTTTGGACCAAGTGGTAGTAACGGTGGATGGCAGGTCGTTGACCGCCCAAAAAGCGCCGCGGCCACACAATGGTTTGACCGCTCACCTTTTCAATTAAGGTTTGCTGCCTATCTTGACAAGTCAATAACTTCAATTAATCCAGTTGCACCAATAGTTTCAGATTCCTCAGGGTTAAGGAGAGCGCACGTAATTTCCACTCCGCCAGCACCAGGTGTTCCACCTGTTGATCCTTCAAAATCAAAAGCTGACGACGGCACCCTAGGTGAATCTATTGAAGACTACTGTTCACAACTTGAGTCATGGCTAAGCCCGGTTGCTGGAACTTATCAACCGCCAATTATTAAACTAGATGCAAAACCGCTACCAGGTAAATCTATTAAATACTGGGTTCTTTATGGTATTGATTTTGGAGAAGCCATCAGAAACACAATAGACGGCGAACGAGTTCAGCAAAAAGTTATGATTACTCTTTACGAGTACCTTCCACCCCTTTCCTCTGGATGGGACATTTACGGCATTACCGATCACGTATCTCTTTTTAATTCATACTTAACAAACACGGTTGACACCAGTCAAATAACTCCAAAAATATCTTCAAAATCATACAAAGTATTGAGTGGAGACACGCTCTCTAAAATTGCAACAAAAAATAAAACAACAGTTGCTAAAATTATTGCTCTTAATTCGGGCATGAGTGCAAATCAAGGTGCAAATTTCTCCAAAGTATATCTTGGTAGAACCATTCGCATTCCCGCGTAGTAGGATACTTAAATGGCAGCTCCGGCAGGGTTTAACCCCATAAATCTTGGCTCAATTTATTTGGGCGGTCAATTACTGGATGAGTCCTATAAGGACTCTATTATTGACATGTTTATTCAAAGAAACATGACTGGCGTATCCATTGTAACAATGCAATTGGCAGACCCTTACAGAAAACTACTCCGCAACCTTGTTAAGGCCAATGCAACCCTAACGCTTGATGGTCTTAGCTACACACTCGTTCAAACAATGAAAGCCTCTGATCAACTTCAATTGGTTTTTGAATCAAGTCTTGTTCACAAACTAAGGCTTCTTCAGGGACAGACAAAGCAACAAGTTGGTTACAACATCACAACCTTCTTTCAAGGACTTGTTGAAGAGGCTGGTGGAAAACTCTACGGACCAGATTATGAAAAATCTTGGACACATCTTACAAAGCAACCTATTTATAAACTTGCTTTAGCTCGCGGAACGTCGTCAGATAAACACGAAAATTCATGGACCTGCATGAGCCGTTTGGCCTCAAGCGTTGGATGGCGTCTCTGGGAAAGCGGTGGGGCAATTTTCTTTGGACCAGATGAATACTGGCTTGGAACCATTGCTGGCCCAAACTACACAGCAGGTCCACCACCAATTAATAAAGCACTTGGAACAACAGGTAATAATTTTCCAGTTATGCAGGAATTTACAGAAGAAGTCCAACTTATTGACTTTGACTGGGACATTGGAAAACCATACGGTCAAGCAACCGCAACCGTAATGCTTGATACTTTTAAATACAATATTGGTGAAGTTGTTCAATTGCAAAACATGGGTCCGGCAAACGGTTTTTGGTTTGTTGCCGGAATCCAAAGAAATTTGTTTATGCCACAGGCAACCGTTACCCTTCAGATTCCAATGCCAATTGATCAGTACATCGTACCTACATCTTTACCAATTAGCGGTAAACCTCTTCAACCATTAACAAAGGCAATTATAAAATGAGTTATTACACAACAGATCCAAATGTAATTATTCAAAGAATTGCAAAACATCAATTTGGTCACACTCTTGTAAACGTTCCTCAATTTCACGGTTCTCACTATGCAACCGTAGTTGACACCGACGCAACAAATAAGGCTGTTAGCAAGGGACACATGCGTGTTATTATTCCTTCGCTAGGTCAAACAGACGTTTGGGAAGAAATTCCTTATCACGGGATTCACGCGCCACCAAACAAAACGGTCGCTGTGGTTGCTTTTGAACCAGGTAGTCAAAAACCTATTTGTCACGGTTTTATTGGGCATCAACCCGGACAGCTTCTTTATGGCTCCGGTGTGCCTAGTAGCTCAAAAGGAAATATTGGTGACACGTACATCAATGTTGCCAATTCACAAATTTATGGGCCCAAGTCAACCTCTGGTTGGGGCGCTGGAACTCAGATGCACATACCAAGGTCAGCAGTAACG